CCAATAAGAATCATGATTTAATAACCATGGATCAAGAAAAGCACATTGTGAAAATAAATCTAATGGTGATTTAGTTACAGGAGAACCTGTAAGTATTCTTCTATACTTAGCATGTTCTCTTAATGATAAAATATTTTTAGTTCTATTAGATGTTGGAGTTTTAATTGTAGTAGACTCATCAATTGCAATCATTGATTTATGACAAGACAAAAATTTATATGCAAACTCTGTACCATTACCAGAACTAAATGATTCAACGTTCATAATTAATATATGAAAGTCAGTTCCAGTTTCAAATAATGTATTTAATATTTTTTTCTGTTTAGAAGATTTGTCAGATGTTTTCCAAAGAACAACTTTTTTTTCTATATGATCTGCTAAGTGCGTAGGAATTTCTGAGTCATACCAATTTTTATATACACCTTTAGGTGCTATAAGAAGTAACCCATTAATAAGGCCCTTATCATAAAGCATTGCAGCATTATCTAACAGTACTTTAGATTTACCTGTACCCATTTCCATAAAATAGGCAAAATTTTGTTTATCCCAAGATGCTTTTAAAGCATCTAATTGATGTTCATATGGCTTAGTTTTAAATTTATAATTCATAATATTCTATTTACTTTTCTTTCTAACTACTATAATAATTATAAAAAAGAAAAAGTCAATGAGCAAAGTTTATTTAACACAAGAAATACCTGGTACGTCAATTAGCCAACCAAAATATAATATTTTGGGTGCACAAAAATATGGACAAATTGTCACATTGTTGCCAGAAAAAAGTCAAATTATTTTATCACCAGGACCATTAATAAATAAATTAAGAACTTTATTAAAAGATTATACAACCGATGATTACTTATTATTGTCAGGAGATCCTGCAATTATTGGAGTAGTTTGTTCAGTAGTTTGTGATATTACTAATGGTAAATATAAATTGTTAAAATGGGACAGACAAGAAAAAACTTATTATCCGATCGAAGTAGATATTTTTCAAAAATAAAACTTGACAACCAAGTTTTAATGTTTATAATATCACACATGAAAGTCAAAAAGAAAAACCAAAAAGGAGTTATATATGATAATAGACTTACGTAAAGATGCGCCTGATCAGACGCAGACAATAGACCCAGATAAACTTTCAACAGAAGTTGAAAAGTTACAAACAATCCAAAAAGAAATCCAAGACTTGGAAGACAGACTAAAAGATAAAAAAGAAGATGAGAAATATTTTAGTTGTGTTGTAATTCCAAAATTAATGGAAGACATGAACTTATCTAGTTTAAAACTTAGAGATGGTTCTGAATTATCTGTTAAACAAATTTATAGTGCCTCAGTTAAAGCTGATAAAAAAGAAGAGGCGATACACTGGCTTCGAGAGAATGGCTTAGGAGATATAGTAAAAAATAATATTATTGTATCTTTTGGTCAAGGCGAAGATAACAAGGCTGTCAATTACGTCAACCTTGCGAGGTCTGGTGGGTTTGAACCTATCCAAGAGGAGAAAGTTCACCCACAGACACTCAAAGTAGTTATGAAGGAATGGAAAGACAAAGGTCGTGAAGTTCCTGAAGAACTATTCAATACATTTGATGGAAGTCAAACGTATTTAAAAAATAAAAAATAAATAATAAATAATAACGAGGTAAATATATGTCAAATACGACTGCTATGACTAAGAAGAACAGTGCGGGTGCACTGGCTACAATCAACCTAAGAAGCGATTCTGGAAGAGGTAGCGAAGAAATAAAATCGGACGATATGTCAACACCGATTTTAAAAATCCTTCACCAACTATCACCTGAATGTAATAAGAGTAATGCTAAATATGTAGAAGGTTCACAGCCTGGTATGATTTATGCAAAAGGTCTTAATAAATTAATAGATGGTAATGAAGGTGTGGAGATCATTGTTGCACATGTGCAAACAAGATATCCAGAATGGCAAGAAATGGGAGACACAGCGGCTCCGCCTGTTGCAACGCATATGTCAATTCCGGCAGATGCTCAGGAAGAAAGGAATGGTAAGTATAGATTATCAAATGGTAACTACTTAGAAAAAACTGCATACTTTTATGTAATTGTTTTAGGTGATGAACCTAGACCTGCAGTAATTACTATGAGATCATCTAACTTAACACCTGCAAGAGAATTAAATCAGTTGATTAAAAACCTCAGATTTAAAGATGATAAAGGTGTTTATAATCCGGCAGCATACGCAGCAGTTTATAATTTAAAAACTGTTGGTAAAATTGCGGGAAGTAAAAGCTGGCATGTATATAAACCATCTATGGCTAGAGCTTTAGATGTTTCTAATAAAGAAGATGCAAATTTATACTTAATGGCGCAAGAGTTTCAAAACTCTGTCTCTAAAGGACAAGCAAAACCTGAGTATGAAAAAAGCGACAAACCTAAGGCTGAGGATATTGTCTAATTCACTAAGTGAATACTTCGAAGGAGAGGCAACTGCGGGAGACTGGAGTTGCCTCTTTACAAATAAAAGGAAATATGGATGCAAGAATTACATAAAGAATTTAAGGAATATTTTACAGGTCTAACTCGTAATTACGGTTTTTGTAATATTAACAATGGTTACAAGGATCTAGAAACAGGAAAGATAAAATTTAAAAATGGTGATTATGGTTGGTCCGGTAAACAAATTACAGATTTAGATTATCAACAACATTTAGATGGCACAAAATCAATAGGTATACAACCTTGTAATGATGATGGTTTAGCACGATTTGGTGCAATAGATATTGATCCTAAGATATATAAAAACTTAGATGTAAAATATTATCTAAATATTATTCAAGAAAAAGAATTACCATTAATACCAATTAAATCAAAGAGTGGTGGATTACATTTATATGTATTTACAAAAGAATTTATAAAAGCAAAAGTTATAAAAGATTTTTTAGAAGAAGTATTATTTTTATTTAAACTACCTATTAATACAGAAATATTTCCTAAACAAACTAAATTAGGAGAAGACACAGATGGTAATAAACTAAATGGTAACTTTATAAATTTACCTTACTTTGGTGAAAAAAGACGTGCATTGGATCCATCTGGTAAAGAAATACCCTTTGCAATATTTTTAAATTGCGTTGAATTAAATAAACAAACTTCAGAACAATTAAAAAATATATCTAATACTATAATTCAAAAAGAATTAACAGGTGGTGCAGAAGAATTTAAAGATGGTCCACCTTGTTTAGAAATTTTATCAAAAAACATTATGAAAGATGGTCGAGATAGATTTTTATATAACTACATGGTGTTTGCTAAAAAGAAATATTCTGATGATTGGAAAAATAAAGTAATAGAAGCAGGTAGAAATTATTTTGAATTTAATGCGACATGGACGGATGATCATATTAAGATGAAAATAAAACAATGGGATAAAGAAACTAAAGGTCACACTTGTACTGATGAATTACTTGCACCCGTTTGTGTTAAATCAGAATGTGTAAAGAGAAGATTTGGAATTATATCGGATAAAAAAATAGATTGGCCATTGATGACTAATCTAATCAAAGTAGATTTTAAACCTGACCCTGAATATTATTTTACAGTGGAAAATAAAAAAGGTGAATCGGTTCCTGTACATGCAAAAGATGTAAATAAATTAAAAGATCAAAAAGAATTAAGAGGTTTAATCATGTCTCAAGCTGATGTGTTTCCTCCACCAATTAAATCAATGGATTTTCATGCTATGATTAATGCGTTGTTAGATGGTCAGGATACAGTGCAACCGGCTCCAGGGACCAGACCGATAGAAATATTAAAAGAATTATTAAGAGAACATGTTAATGGACCTCAGGCAACATCATTTAACTCATTTAAAAGTGGCAATGTATTGAAAGATAAAACACACGCATGGTTTGTCTACAATGATTTTTATAACTTCTTAAAAGAAAATGAATGGAAAAAAGATCCGTCGAGAACTTCTTATATGATTGAAAAGATGTTTGAGAAAGAAAAAGATGATTTACCAAAACCAAGATTTGGAGTTAAGAAAAGATTTCCTGGTATTAATAAAAAAACAAATAGACCATATCCAGGCGTAGATAAATGTGCAGAGATACCATTGTATTTATTTGAAGAAGAGGAAGAAGTAGAAGAAATTGTAGAAATAGAAAATGAGGATGACATTGTATAATGATCTATAAATATTTTGGACCTCCAGGAACAGGTAAGACTCATAAACTAATTAGTAGAGCTAAAGCTTATATTAAAATAGGCACACCATTAGATAAGATTGCATATTTCGCCTTTACCAAAAAGGCTGCAGCTGAAGCCAAAAAAAGAATGCCAGTTGATAATGATCAACTATATTATTTTAGAACTATACATTCATTTGCTTTTGATCAATTAGATTTAAATACAAAAAAAGTAATGCAACCATCTGATTATGAAAAGATAGGTAAGAAATTAAATCTAAGAGTTAAATACTATGACAAATATAATAAGGAAGAAATATTTTATTTAAATAATGACAGTCCATATTTTCAAATGATTGGTAAAGCCATTAATAGAGATACAGATATTAGAGAAGAGTTTGATAGAAATGAACATAATTCCAAAGAAGTAAAATGGCATATCTTAAAAAACGTAAATGATAACTTAATTAATTATAAGAAAGTAAAAAAGAAATTAGATTTTAATGATATGATTAATCAATTATTATTGAAAAATGATTTGCCAAAATTTAAAGTTATATTTATTGATGAGGCACAAGATTTATCTCCATTACAATGGAAACTATTTGATAAATTAAAAAATTATGCTGATAATATTTACTTAGCAGGAGATGATGATCAAGCAATTTTTGCTTGGGCAGGAGCTGATGTTGATAGATTTATAAATGAACCAGCAAAAGAAAAAGTATTAAAGTATTCTAAAAGAATATCTAAAGCAGTTCAGGAGTCATCTATAATACCATTAACTAATATAATTGGATTAAGAAAACTGAAACAATATTATCCAAGAGATTATGAAGGTATAAGTGAAAGAATAAATAATTTAGATCAAATAGATTTAACTCAAGGAAAATGGTTAATACAAACTAGAACAATTTCTAGATTAGTTAGAATGACAAAAGAATTAAGAAAAAGAAATTTATACTATGAAACTAATAAAGGTAAAAGTTTTAAAGTTAGAATTTATAATGCATCTGTAAACTATAATTCATGGTGTAGAGGTTCTGTATTGGAAGAGAAAGAAATAAAAGATATAATAGAATACACAGGTCTTGAACAAGATAAGTGGAATAAAAATATAAATTGGTTTGATGCATTTAAAAATGCAGATCAAAAAGAAAAAGAATACATAAAAAACTTAATAGATAATAATGAAAATTTAGATGAGAATGCACGTATACAAGTATCTACTATTCATGCAGCTAAAGGCGGAGAGGAGGATAATGTAATTTTATGTCTAGATATGGGAGATAAAATTAAAAAGGCAATTAAAAAAAGTCAGTCAAAACATGATGAAGAACATAGAGTTTGGTATGTGAGAGGAACACGTGCCAGAAACAATTTATACAAATTAAAAGCAAGAATAAAAAGAAATGAATATAAACATATTTAAGAATTTATGTGCTAACGCATATAAACCGAACGGGATAGAGAAATTCCTAAGTGGTGACTGGTGGCATCATGTCTTAACGGACGGAGTTGGTTCGACTTCTCGACTCCCTATTTTTCATCTAATGGTCGTTAAATCAACATCCACCAAAAATAATCATAAATACAGGAGAAAAAAATATGACAAGTAAAGATATGTTCGAAAATGTATTTCCACAAGGTAAACAGATAGGTGGAAATCACTACAAAGATTTTAACATTCAACCTTATGAATTTATTTCTAAGAATGACCTTTCTTTTTTTCAGGGAAATGTTATCAAGTATGTGTGTCGTTATAAAAATAAAAATGGCATACAAGACTTAGAAAAAATAATTCATTATTGTGAATTAGAAATTAAAAAGATGAAAGACATGAAGAGGAAAAAATGAATACATATACTGAAATTTTTGGTTTGTTGATTATAACAATATTTATGTTTGGATTGATATAATGTTGATGCCAACTACAGAGTGGGTAGCACCTACAGAGTTTCCTGATTTAAGGAAAGCAGATGAAATAGCAATCGACTTAGAAACTAGAGATCCAGATTTAAAGACTCTGGGTTCAGGGGCCATAATAGGTAATGGTGAAGTTGTAGGTATTGCTGTTGCTGTAAATGGTTTCAAAGGATACTTTCCCATAGCACATGAAGAAAAACCAAACTTAGATCGTAAAAAAACTTTAGAATGGTTTAAAGATATTTGCGAATCACCTGCTACAAAAATATTTCATAATGCAATGTATGACGTATGTTGGATACGTAGTTTAGGTATAAAAATCAATGGTTTAATCATAGATACTATGATTGCAGCATCATTGATTGATGAAAATAGATTTTCATTTACATTAAATTCTTTATCTTGGAAATATTTAAACAAAGGTAAGAATGAAAGTTTATTAATTAAAGCAGCTAAAGAACGTGGACTAGATCCTAAGGCAGATATGTGGAAAATGCCTGCAAGTGAAGTAGGTGCATATGCAGAAGAAGATGCAGCATTAACTTTAG